CCTTGAGTTAAAGGATTTACCGCTTTAACTTGTTTAGTCTGTGCCATTGATCTAGCTAGTGCTTTTGTATATCTAGACGCAAGTCTATCATACAGGTTATCCTCAATCGCTTCTTCAGTGATTGCGAATGCTAAAGCTACAGTTTCGTGAGTGTATCTAGCTGTGTAAGTTTCTTGAGCATTGTCAAAAACTACACCAGAACCCTCAGGTTTAACTTGTGCTTGAGCAAAACCAGATAACATTACTTCTTCTTCAAACGCTCTGTCTGATGATTCAGTATTGTATATCTCAGCATGCTGATTTTCGTACTGTTTATATTCCAAGCCAAATAGTGCATTTAAACCTGGTTCTAGTTCTTTAACTAGTTGTCCTCTTGATATCGCCATTATATACCTACCGTTCCTTTTAAGAAGTGTTCGTTAATAATAACTACTGCGTTAACGTTTGCAACGCCTGCAGCATTATTTTGTGGATCTTTCGAAATCCCGATCACTCTTAGTTGTGCTGTAGCAGTTTTTAGATCTGAATGATCTAATTCTACTTTTGATATATAGTTGGGTGTTGCACCAGCTGCATATACTATATCAGCATTCATTCCCACTTCCGCTACTGTTAGTGCAGCGTCAGATTGTATTTCAAATCTCTCATAAGGATCGTCAGAAACGAAACCTACGATATCAGTAGCTGTATTACTAGCTGCTAAGTGATTTGCCCATGTGGGTTTTTGGTTAGTTGCGTCAGTATAGAAAACACCATTAAGTGATCCTAGTAAAACAGCAGCTGCTGTTCCTACAATAATCTTACCAGTTGCCGCCATCATAATGGGGTCATTTTGGTAGATTGCTGCTGAACTTGCTGCTATGCCATACTCGGATAAACCTTGGTTGTCTCTATTCTGGCCAACTTTACCGATTGCTCTCAAACCGAAAGCATTATCTGCATTTGTTATTGCCATTATATTTATCTCCAATGTGTAACTAAAAAATTAGTTACGGGTTAAGTTTATCCAGTGGTCGTAGTAATTGTTAAAAAATTAACTTTTCTTTGAGCCACCGAAGGTTACACGAGATTGTCTATCAACATTGATAGGCATACTCGAATGCTGTTCCTTCATAAGATCGTTATCCATTGCTTCAACTTGCTCTGCAGATTGCGCAGCATAATACTTTGCTCTCTGTTCAGCGATCTCTTCAGGTACCCTTGTCAGCACAAGGCCTCCAACTCCGATTACTCCCGAATATTTACCGTCTTCAACCATTGGAAAATCAGAATTAGGATATTCATCAGCTCTCACTAATTCATAACCTTGTCTAAGTCTTTGAGATACATTTTTAGTATCGTTAAAACCTAAAGTTTCTGCTCTTACCCATCTATGTCTGAAGCCTGTAGGTGCGGGTGGTGCATCTAAAGCTGATGGTGGAGTCCAAACTTTTTTTTGAGATGTTTTTTCTCTAGTCTGACTCGCACGTGAGGTTCTTTTGTCTTCATTATTATTTTCCATATGCTTAAGCCTCCTTCGTGATGTTTAATTGTTTTGCATACTCTTCTAGCGGCACACCTAATTTTTTAGCAATTGCTACTTGTGATGATGTGAGTCTCACAGTTTTGCGACCTGTTTTTGTACTTCTTCTAGCCGAAGCTACTGTCTGTACCGGTTTAGCCGTTTCTACCGTATTGCTATTATTAACAAATTTTTGCGGAAATTCAAGTCTTATTCTCTTATCTATCTCAGAATAATACTCGTCGCTTGAGGGATCAAAACCTTCCTCATCCGTTAATTTTTTATGTAGGTCAAAAGCCGTATAAGTCATAGCATTATCTTGACCAAACCATGTGTTTTTACTAGCCCAGTCTTCAGCTTTTGGATCAGGGGAACCCTGAGACATAGGCTGTCTGGCTAAATTAATTTCTGGAGTTCTTACTTCAGTCTCTCTTCTTTTAGTATATTCTTCTTGTTGAGACTTAGTTTCTAAGAATCTTGCTTGTTTATAGCCTAATTCAGAAATTGCAGTTTGAGCTTCTACTTCAGCTTGAATATCACCAGCATCTCTTGCTGCTAATAGTTTGCCTTTAGCTGCTTCCAAACCATTTTTTATACTCTCTTCAGTATTTTTAAAAAACAAAGGTTCGTATTTAGACATTTTAGCGTCAGTTTGTTTCTTAGCTGCCATTACTCTTTCAGCATAAGTTAACGCTTCATCTTTTTGTCTCTCTGCTTCTCTCCATTTTTTAGTTAGCTTAGAAATTCTTTTTTTAACCCCTTCACTATACTGTTCAACTTCTTCTTTATGTTTAGACTCTTCTGTTTTATCTTCGCTAGCTGAAACATCTGACTGCTCACTAGGTTTCTCAGGTGAGTCGTTAGGCTCAACACTGTTTTCAGTAGTTGTTTCATTTGAAACCTCTATATTATTTGTTTCTGTTTCTGAATTTGAATTTTCAAATTCAACTTCTGTATCTGGACCCGATGTGTCGATGTCCACCATTTTTTGTTCTTCTGGCATAGTTTGTTCTCCTTCTATGTTTAGTATTTATGAAGTATATCTTCAGGGTTATCTATAGTTGCTAAAACTTCATCATCATTTAGCAGTCTAACTTCTCCACCATCAATTTGAATTCTTGATCCAGCATAACGAGCAAAGATTACCCAATCACCCTTCTTGCACCAAGCGCCTTCTGGGAATTTTGCTTTATCATAAGCATGAGGCCCAACTGCAAGTACTAAACCACAAGTAGATCCTACTTGTTGTTTTTCTAAAGTGTCTTGTCCAAAGTACAATCCGCCTTTAGTTTTTTCAGGCATTTTAAATGGAAGAATAACTAATCTCCATCCAGTGGGTTGAGGTAATTTTGTATTTTCTTTTGACTTTAAACGTTCATACCCTTCAATTTCTTTTTTATTGGTATCTTCGTATTTGTCTAAGAGTGCCGATTTAACTTTCGGGACTTTCGAAGTCGACGACGTTGGTGTTGTCTCTTGCTTTATCATTTTTTTGCTCCTTAGGTTCTAGCAGGTTAGAGATTTCCTGAGATATTATTAAATAGGCTTGTGCCTGTCCCAACATATACTTGTATTTCTCCATATTGTCAATACCACCGCCAATCATAGCATCTGCAACATTTTGATAAGATTCTTTTAAATATTTTTGTATTCTACTTATTACTACTAATTCTTCATTTAACATTTGCTTTCTTTCCTTTATTTTCACCTTTTTTAATAATGTAGTCTTGAGTACCATTAGCCCCTGTCTCTACTTCTTTTTTTAAACATTTAAAAAGATTCATTTCTTTTAGTTTCTTTTCAGTATGTTTTAAAAAATTCTCTAATACTTTATTATCTCTCATTTTTCTTTTTTTTTAACTTACATTTACATCTAGGAGCAGTAAACCAATTAAATAAATTGTCAATGGCACCAAAAAATTTATAAAAAAATCTATCAATCATTAGCAGTTCCATTTTCTTAAAGACTTATTAATTCTGCTATTTGGATCTCTTGCAGTCTTAGCTGAAGTACGACTTTTCTTCATTCCAGACATACGAGCGCAAAAACTCTTTCTACGTTTTGCAGCTTTAGATCCTGATTTTAACTTAGAGGGTTTTGTAGTAACAGCAGTTTTAAGTTTTGAACCTGGATTAGCTTTTCTATATGAAGCTACTCCTTTAGCATTCAATCCACCGGATTTGGATTTACCTTCTTTCCTAGTCCAAGCTGCCGTAGCCATTACGCCGTTCTAGTTTTTTTCTTTTTAGGTTTCTTAGCTGTCTTAGCACTATTTACAAATGCTTTTTTTGTAGGTGCACCTTTAGCTCCAGGTCTTCTCATAGTCTCACCTGAGCCCGCAGCGATTCTCTTTTTTTTTGCGTGAATGTTGGCATAAAGCCCTTTTGCTTTAGCCATGATTATAAAATAAAAGCTATGATTAAAACAATAACTGTTCCAATAACAACTTTTTTATGTTCTGTGTAAATGTGTTTAACTTCATTAATAGAAGTTCTTATAATTTCTAACATCATTATGCCCTCACCATTTTAGATATAGGTGATTTTTTTTTTTTACCTTTAGCCATTAAAATTTTTTTCTTTAATGCATCTGGTAATTTTTTTTGTGCTGTTGTTAAAGTTTTTCCACCGTTTCCGTATTTTGTTCTCATCATTCCGCCACCCATTTTTTTTGTTCTCATTATTTTTTCCCCTTTTTTAATATTTTTTTATTAAATCCTCTTTTAGCACAACCAACTCCGCCGCCAGATTTGTACTCAACTCTACCACCTTTGTTTTTTTCAGTTCTTCCTGTTTCTCTGTTTGCAGAACTTATCATTTCTGAACTACCAAAACTATCCGATAATTTTTTAAATTTATTTTTTAAATCTGCTTTAATTTTTGGAGAAGCACCTTTATACATTTTTTGAACTCTACCCATTTTATCAAAATTAGAGTCTACTTCTGATACATAAGTATCATATTGTTTTTCCCCTAAAGTTTTTTTATTTTTTTTTTCAGCCATTATTTTTTTGCTCCGTTTTTAAATATCTGTGTTCCCTTTATACCATAAATACTTGCAACTACAAGGATCCAAAGATTTGTAAACCATTTAGGAAGCTCTGAGAACATTTCAAAGAACAATTTTACCTTGTCCATTGCGGTTGGATCGTCTGATACGACTGCCCAGGCCAGAATTGCTATAGGCAAACTTAGAATTATTAAAACTGCCTCGTCCTTCCAATCTGATTGTCTGGATTCTAGGAGTTTTCCCTGGTAAGCTTCCTCACCACTTGCCATACGAGACGCATGCATTAACTGTGCGTCTGACATTGCCATTTTAGTCTTCTGTTTGTTAGCGTAAATTTTACTTCCAGCAGAGACAGCTAATCTAATTGCCGATAACCACATTGGTTAGTACCAAGTAGCTGTTTTGCTTTTAGATGCTAACATTCTTCTAGTGCCTTTAACTTTAACAGTTTGAGATTCCGTATCTTTTGTCATCTCAATTGGTTTTTCAACAAAAGAAATAGTATCTTTTTTAGAATCGTTAGTTTTGTTTTTATTTTTTATCATAATAACCTTTTTTTTAAAATTTTAACTTGTTTTTAAGTTTTTTTCAACTTTATTCGTCACCACTTCTCATTATACTAATATTAGGCATAGTAGCTTTGTTATCTGGCATCAAATCTTTGACGTTAGGTATACTTTTACTTAAGATTGTCTTTTCAATTGAAGTATCAGCTCTTAATTTTGCTAATTCTTTGTTTTGTTCAAGTTTATCTTCTTGATTACCTTGATTCATCATAGCTTTCATCTTATCCAGATTCATTCTAGCTTCATCATTCTTCTTTTTCTCGGCATTTTCAGCTGCTCTGATATCTAACTCTCTTGCTCTTAGTTTAGCAATTGGATCATTATCAAATTCACCTGTAATTTTCTTCTCTTCCTTCATAAACTCTTCCATCATCTCAGCAATCAATACAGCTTTTCTAGATTCTATCTTTTGTGTAGCCTGCATTACTTGTTGTTGTATCTGTTGAGCCATTTGTGGATTTTGTTGAGACTGCATTTGCATTTGTTGCAACTGTAATAACTCATCTTTGAATTCTAATTCAATTTGTTCTTGAGACATTATTGAAATATGTTCAAAAATATTTTTCTCCAACGAAGCTAGGATCATTGGATTATTTCTAGCAATGTTAGTTGCCATAAAATTTAAGTGAGCAGTAATATGCGCTCTATGATCTTGTCCAGGGAAAGCTTGAAACTGTGCTCCACCTAAAGCGTCAACATGTTCTAGTGCCGGATCTTTTGGCATAGGTTGTTGAGGTTTAATTAAAACTTGGTCAATATTTTTTACACCTAATGCTTCATACATATTTCTAAACGCTTCATACATATTGTGCATTTGTGGATTAGATTGTGCCAGCTGCAGTTCGGTTTGCGCAAGTGAAATACGCTGAGTCTGTGAAAAAATGTTAGGGTCGGCAACTGGCAATATATCTACTCTATCATCAAAATCAGATTGCTTAATTGATTTTTGACCCCCAACTACATCATACGGATACTCTTGTGGTAGATATAACTTGAATACTCTTGCTAGTAATTTGAATTCATTTTTTAGAGCAGAGTAAATTCTTTTATGGATAGCAGACATGGTTCTTGAACCACGCTCTAATAGAGCAACTGTTGTTCCAACGGCTGCTTGTTGATTACCATCACCGACTTGTAAATCAGCAATAGATGCAAATCTTTGACCTGCACTAACTACTACTCCCATTAACTGAAGTAAAGTTTGAGAAGGTTCTTTGAAAGGTAACATCATAAATGAATCTTTTAAATTTCCACCAGGTGCATCTACATCTCTAAACTCACCAGGTTGAATTGATTGAGCGTCATCTCTAATTCTTATACCTCTCATTTTAAATCCAGCAGGTAAGTTAGATAGTGTTCCTGCATCTAACAACTGTCTTAATGCAGAAGTTGCAGTACGTGATAATCCACCAATCATGTGAATTAAACCAAAACCATAAAAACCTAAACCAGGTAAAAATTTAAAGTGTACAAAGTAATTTACTTTTTTCTTCTTTGGATCAGCAGGTTCGTAGTTTCTTTTAATAGAAAGAACTTCACGTGACCCTTCTTCTAAAGTTACAATGTAAGGAATTTTAATTCCTGTGGGCTCACCAGTCTCAGGATCTGTATCTTCAAAACCTTCTAGGTCCAAATCAATATGACATTCTAATAAAGTATATAAGTTTTCGTCTTGACCAGATTTATTAACACCTTCTAGTTCTCGTTCTTTTTTCTCAACGTCAGATTCAGTATCTGCAGGTTCAGTCAATTCTATGTCTCTATAAAAACCTGCTACTTGTTGTTTTCTTAAATCGTTTTCAGAAATTTTTATTTTGTGAATAATTGCTTCTGCTTCATCTAATGATGTTGCACTGTATGGAACAATTAAATCATCTGCAGGTACAAACTTAGATACTGCACGTTCTGCTACTTCATCATAATAAATTTTTTTAAATGTTGAACCGGCTAATGGTAAATAGAAAAGCATAGAATCAAATTCTGGTTCATACTCTTTCATCTTCTCCATAATTTCATAGTTCATGAAATCTTTTACTCTTTGAGCTTGTTGAGTTTTCTCAGGAGTTGTTAGTCCCATAACTTGAGTTCTAACAGGTCCATCTGCTGGTAATAATTCTTTGTAAGCTAATGCTTGAAATTGTGTAACCGCTTCAGCTAGCACTGGGTGAGTTGCACCTGATGCTCCTTGAAAAGGTTCTGTTCTATTGTCGTATTTAAATCCTAAAAGATCTAGTCCTGTAATATAAGCTTTCTCCCAATCTTTTCTTGATGAAGAGTAGTCCATATATTTACCATTAAGATCAGCTGCAATATCTCCTAAGATATCGTCTGGTAAAAATTCTGCTAAGTTTGAATAATGTTCGTCACCACCTTCAGGTGATGCTGTGGCTGGATCTAAATTAATATCAACGGAACCGTCTTCGTTTTCTGTAACGTCTACAGGATCACCTTCGGCTTGTTCAATCTCAATCTGTTCTTCAGCTTGTTCTTTTAAATCCTCTTCTCCAGGGATTTCAAATTCTTTTTTTGGACTCGAGTTTGGTAGAGCCTTGTCTATATCCGCCATTTATTTTCTCCGTATGTTTAAATACCTTAACAGTATTATAGTTTATATTCAAGCCCTGAGGCATGGGTCCAGATTTAGGAGGGATTGTTGTAGTTAGTCTTTTAGGGTTGGTCATTATTTGACCCCTAAGATACCTGCTAGTCCGCCCGATGCTAATGTAATTTTAGTTTTATCTTTCTCCATTAAATCACTCATGATACGCATCTCTTCAGATTCGTTACTTAATTTTGTTTTCTTATTATAAAAATCTTTTAGCTCTTGTAAAGATTCAGGACGTCTGCCCATCTCTTTAATAAATTCTTTTACAACCATTTCTATTTCAACAGTTGGATCAATAGGAGCATCTACAGCAGCCATTTCTGATTTAGCCATATCCGCTTCAGCAGTATTCATGATTCCTGAACCTTGGTTCTTGGCTTCTGGGCCAGGTATACCTTGGTCTCTCATTAAATCTCTGATATCTTCTTCACCATCATCCATTGGACCAAGGTCCATTGGAATTTCCTGTATCTCAGATGTGTCTTCGTATTTTGCCATTGCTTAATAATATACTTTTTCTCTATGTTGTAAAGGCTCATCTTTATAATCTTCTGGATGCTCTACTAAGCCTCCTTGTCTGAATCTCATTACAGCTTGCGTCATGGAATCCACTAAATCGTCGTGATCTCCGTAGGGAAAAGCTGCACATTCTTCAATCACTTCTTGTGCGAACTCCATATCTACAGGAGCCCAAATACGACCACTCTCAAATAAAGGTGATACAGAATTTACTCTAGTGTGCTTATCATTACCTCTTGATGGTGTGAAATTTATAACCGGTATTCCAAGTTTTCTTAATTCATAAGTAAGTGGAAGTCCGGATGCTTTTGCTTCTACGATTACCGTTTCAGGTTTCCAATATCCATATTGCTCTTGTGCAATACGTCTTAGTTCTGGAAATTCATATCGTCCTTTAACTGAATCCATAAGCATGAGGCATGGACCACTGTCCTCTGAGGGATGAAACACGCCCCAGGTAGTTATAGCAGAATAATCTGAAGTTTGCTTTTTCATAAAAGCTGTATCATAAGATTGAATAATATGTTCTATTTTTGGAAGTTCATCTTTCTCCCAAGGTACCCACCATTCTCTTTTAATTAATGCACCTTCATCTCCAGTTGGATTTTGCATGTACTGTGCATTCCATTTAGCAAGAGGAATTGATGCACGAACTGATTCTAAATCTTCTATGTTCCAATACTCTGGCCACAAGGGATCTCCACTAGGTAGGATTGCAGGAAATTGAATTAGTTCCCATTGATCTGCTTTAGGTTCCTTTTGTGCTTTAATTAATCTTCCAGCTAAATCTTTTTCATTCCATCTAGTCATTACAATAATAATTGTTCCACCTGGCTGTAGACGTTGACGTGGACCTGAAGTGTACCATTCATAAGTTCTATCTAATGCTTGTGCATTTAATGCATCTTGCTCAGTATGGGGATCATCAATAATTAATAGATCAGCACCCCGTCCTGTAATAGCTGAACCAACACCGGCAGCATAATATTCTCCACCTTGTTGAGTTTCCCATTTACCAGCAGCTTGCGAATCTTCTTTTAATCTTGTGTCAAATACTTCTTTATACTCAGGTGTATCCATAAGTTGTTTTGCTTTACGACCAAACCTTACAGATAATTCAGTTGTGTTAGTAGATTGAATAATTTTTAATTTAGGATTTCTACCTACCATCCACGCAGGTAATAAGTAAGATGCAAATTCAGACTTAGTATGTCTAGGTGCCATGTTAATAATAACACGTTTTACTTTACCTTGAGCAATCTCATTAAATTTATCTGCAACTTGTTTATGGTGATCACCTTCTATAAAATCTGGCCAAACATGTTTAACAAAAGCCATAAAATCACTTTTGATATTAGTCTGCTTTTTTTTATCTTTCCACTTAGACATATACAAAGCTAATTGTCGTTTTACA